GACGATGGCAACCTTTATGTCAAAATCGCTAAGAAGCCACCTCGCCGACCCAAGGGTGCAAAGCCTACAAAGGAAGCCCCGGTTGAGGCTGATGTGAAGATCGAGGAGGTCTTTGAACGCCCTGGTAGATACGACCTTAGCAAGGCTCAGGACCTGTACATTAAGACGGCACTAAAAATAATCACCGCATGGAAGGACCGTGCCATAGCAGAGGGCGTCGACGTCAAGGAATTGCGATTCCTGGACGACAAGCATTACTTTCCCCGATTCGTGGAAATGATCCGCGACATAGCAAAAACAAAAAAGGGCGGCGGTGCGTCCGGGTTAAGGAAAAACGCAACCCCGCTGGAACAGCGGCTCTACGATGAGATCGAAGAGGCCGTCCAGAATGGTGTTGTGTACTTTGGGGCTCGTTCTGATGATCCCATCGCCGACATTTTGATGACATATATGCGCTCCCTCGGGAGGGTCATTGCCCATACGCGGGTCGATAAGGAAATAAAAGAGATGGGGTCTGAAATCAATGACCGTATCATTGGGCGGTACGGCGGTGGCGGAGCCGCTGGGGAAGTCACAAAGACGAAACAACAATGGGAACGGTATGGCAGGGCCCATAATATACTGACCAAAGCCATCAACGCAGTGTCAGATCTAAGGGTTCGTGAAGAGGTTTTACCCAAGGATTTTCTGTCCAGCAATGAGAGAGATTTTCTTAAAAAACTCGGCGGGAACGCAGCCGAGTCTGGCGGCGACGTTTTCGTAGCGAAGCTGGATAAGGCCCTGCGGGCAACAACAAAAGCTAGTCAACTAAGGCAGTTAAATGCTATTCGCGAGATTGTGAAAACCGACCTCGGAGTAGCCCTTTACGCCAAAGAGGATGCTCGTCTTGCGTTGAAGGCACTCAAAGCTCAGGTAAAAAACCCCTGGGAACTCCAGCCAATGCCTAACTGGGTTGGCGGTGGCGCATATGCTGGGTATCTATTCGACCCGGAGGACGTAAAGGGAGTGATACCGTTTCTGAGCACTACGGAACAGACCCTAGGTGTCTTCGCCCCGGGCTTGAAATTGATGTCTACCCTCGCCGGTATATCCAGAACGGCTATGCTGACCTTCGACTTTGGCGCAGGACTCCTCCAGGGAGCAATGGTACTAACCAAGAGTCCGAAGACATGGATAAACGCTACTAGGAGAAGCCTCCACTCATGGGCAGATCCTACGGTGCGGTACAAGTACCTTCAAAAGAAGCTTGATGTGTTGGCAACTTATAAGAACCTCCATATCGGGAGCACTGAAATGACGGAGGTCCTTCGTCCCGGCGGTCAGTTGGCACGAGTGTTCGGCCATGTACCCGGTGCGCGGCTTCCCACAAAAACAGCACAGCGGTTTGCGACCTCGTTTGAAACTTTTTTTGATGTGGCGCGAATAGAGATGGCGGAGGCGTTCCTCCCTGCTGTTAGGAGGGGACATCTTACCCCAGATCAGGTAGCAAGCCATTTGAATAAAATGACCGGCGTCCTCTCATCGCGCTCCCTGGGAATAAGTGCCACGCAAAGAGAACTGGAGTCTGCTGCCTTCACACTGGCACCGCGCTGGTTTCGTTCAACGATTGCGCTATTTGCCGACGGGGTCCAGGGAGGCTGGGAAGGCGGTCAGGCGCGACGAGCTATATCGAGGTTCTTCGGTGGGACTGTCCTGACATATGTGGGAATCGTAGAGGGGTTAAACCAGCTAGGCTATGACGTTGAACTGAAGCTAGACCCGCGCCCAAAGAAAGAAGGGGGCAACGGGTTTGAGTTTATGACCGTAGAGATTGGTGGACAGCATATCGGCCTTGCAGGAAAACCATATTCAATGGTACGCACCTTGGTGAAGATGGCCTCCGACCCGGAGAATCAGGGGCATTACGCACAGAATTTCCTTCGAGGACAGTCAGCACCGCCAACGTCAGCCCTGTGGGACATTCTCAGTGGGGAAACATTCCTCGGTGAGCCGGTCCGAACACCATCAGAGATTGTAAGGCAGGGAATCGGCACACGGTTCATGCCATTTTATCTTGATGCCTATCTTAATGATGACCCAAGGCCGGGAGCTGTTGCATTACCGGCTGAAATGGTGGGGATGCGGACAACACCAGTCCTCCCACGAGAACGGTTAGAGACTATTCAGGATGAGCTAGCGGCTTATGTGACAAGGCTCACTCCAGACCAGAAGAGACGAATGGAGGAAGAAGGCATGGATGTACCCACATGGGACATCCTCTCCATAACACAGCGCCACAGCATCCAGCGGGATGCAGCCATGAGGGAAGGAGTTCCCAAAGAGAACCGCAACATTCCCGATGATAAACTCGACGAATTTAAGACCTACGACGAGAGGGTTAGGAAGTGGGGCGCGGGTAAATCTGACTCGTTTGGCGTTCGGGCATTCATGAATGAGCTTGAGGACGCACGGGAGGATCTCCGTCTAGCCGGGAACAAGCGCCAAAAGGAATACGACGACGGCATGGGCGGACCGAGAAAGTTCCTTGATGATATGAGGATGCACCAACGCGACTTTGGTAAAGCAATGGATACCATTAACGCAGAAGACGGGGCGAACGGTGAGGCAATAGCCTACTTCAAGAAGAAGAACGCAGATAAGGAATATATCCCACTCCAAGACTTCGTCTATTCCGCTTATATAGAAGAGCTGGTACAGAACCCTGATTTAATGGATTCCTACGGAAACTTCGATTTTGAGGAGCGTGACCGCAAGGAACGCGCATTACGGCTAAAGTATGGCAGTGATCTCATTGATGAGATTGAGCGGGATCTTCAGGCGAAAAAAGATATGCCGCCACTATGGCGACGGTGGTTACAAGATCGCGAGATACTCAAGCCGTACTGGGAATTACGGGATAGATACCTACGCTCACATCATTCCGTAAGATCCCTCATGCGTCGGATAGAGAGGGCCAAGAACAGGCGGGATACCCGAGAAGTGAAGCGACTCCAGCAACACCCGGATTACCGCCGCATGGAACGGGAAATCCGTGCAGAGAAGGACGCTCTCAGGGAGCGCGATCCCAGGCTCGACGGTGCATTGGTGTTCTGGGAATATGCTAGCCAAGTACGGACTGAGGAGGCTTACCGATATCTACGATAGAAGTACGATGCCCATCGTGTAATCACCTCCTCACCCGGGCCAGTTTAGGGCCGGGTAGCAGCGTTGAGGGGTACTGTAAGAATTGTCGCCTGGAGGTGACGGTACTTGCACGGTCGAAACGGGTGGAAGTTGACAGGTTGACAATCCCTGTGGTTTGATTACCTCACAACTGAATAGTCAGGTCTTTTACAGGCCGCTTTAAGAAACCTTTAACAGGTTCCTTGGGCGGCTTTTGTGTTTTCCTGACAAGTTGAAAATCCAAAGAACCTGGTAGCACCCCGGAGGGGGGAGAGCAACCAGACGAATCGGAGGACAGAATGGTTAGTCCAGAGTCTATCCCAAGCACCGGGGCCGGCGGGGGAGCGCAAGCACCGCAAGAGCCAGTGCAGGAAGGGATAACAACAGCAGACTTGGCGAAGAGAGATGAGCAGCTCACGCAGTTGCAACAACAATTCGCTGAGTTTAAGTCCAATGCCAGTAGGCGAGAGGGAGAACTGACTCGGGAACGGGATGCTGCGAAGAAGGCTATCGAGCTCGGCGAGGACTCAGATGAGTACCGACGATGGGAAGTTGAAGCCATCCGTGAGGATGAGCGCAGGCAAAGCCAAGACCGGGTTACATCTCTTGAGCTTGAAAATGCAAAGTGGCGTTTGCTCAAAGATCATCCAAGTGTTCCAGATGAGGTGCTCCAAGGGGCGATGACTCCGGCAGAGATGGAAGTCAAGGTCCTTCGGTGGCAACTCGGAAGTAGGGACACGGATTCTGTGAGTGCATCACCGCATCCAGAGGCACCGCAGACGATGACAGTAGGTGGATCTGGAGCCGGTGTCGGAAAATCATATGCAGAAATACGAGATGCCTATACAAGGGATCCTCAAGCGAACCGAGCAGCTTACATGGCAGCGCGGAAAGCGAGGGGCTTGTAGGCACTGGAGGAATTAAATGGCGTATAACACAACAGGAGTCCTTGGAGATACGATTCCAACGATTATCGAGGAAGCTCGATTTACGGAACAGTTCAAGGAAGTCATCTCTAGCCTATGCTGGAGGATCAATAAAGAGATTCATAACGGTACTACCGTAAACATTCCCTACTTTGGGACAGTTACTGCCAATGCCCTCACCGAGGGAATCGACATGGTAAATCCCCAGTCGATGGCAGACACGAACGTGCAGTTCACCCCAGCAGAGGTGGGCGCACAGATCGTTATTACTGACAAGCTCGTCCGGGACAACCAGGAAGATGTCATTCGGGCAGCAGGTCGAATCCTTGGCGACGCAATGGTTTCCAAGCGTGAGCAGGATCTGGCCGGTCAGTTCGACGATGGCACGAACACAATGGGTTCCGCTGGCGCAGCAGCTACCCTTGGTATCTTCGCCGCAGCTTGGGCAGACCTCAGTGGTGTATCACTCGCCAACGGCGGTCCTGCACCGAAGCCTTATGTAGCGGTTCATCACCCATTTGTGCTTCTAGACCTGGTTGATATATTCACACCAACACTCCCGGGTGGCACAACCCCATTGGCCGCTGTCGGTGCTGGTATGGCTGAGAACGTTCTACAGAATTACACCGTAGGCCGAATCTTCGGCATGGATGTCTATGAGTCAGGCAACATCTCTATTGACGGCTCGGACGACGCCAAGGGCGCGTGTTTTGCTGCCGGTAATGGTGGTGGTCTGGTTCTTGTTACATCGAAGGAATGGGATGTCAGCCCAGAGCGCGACGAGTCCCTACGAGCCACAGAACTCAACGTGGTCGGCGAATACGCCGTCGGTGAGTACTTGGCATCCTGGATCGTCACACTCTATGCAGACGCATCAGATCCCGCGTAACTAGCCTGTGTCTCGTAACCGACACAGAATAAATATAAGGTTGGGAGAAAAATACAATGGCATTTTTGAATTATGTTGGACTTGATTATGGTGACGAGCTTGCTACTTCTACCACGGAGAGTCGTGGAGTTACCATTGGAACAAAGGGGCTTATGCCCGACGGAAGAGTATTCAGGTACTCATACGCTGGGGAGGCTATCACCGCCGGATTGATATGCCAGAACTCACTAGCGATTGCTAACCACGACATGGATTTGGTAACTGCGGCCACGGCGGCCGGGTCTAGTACCATTGCTGTAACCCTTGGTGGGACAGCGGTAACCAAAAACCAGTACAAGGGTGGCACTATCTATGTGAATGACGGAGCCGGTGAGGGCCAGAGCTTTCGCATCGGTGCCCATGCTGCGGTAGACTCTTCGGGTACTTTCACTGTACCCCTCGAGGGTAGGCAGACAGTAAAAACTGCCCTTACGGCAGCATCACTCTGTGGTGTCAAGGCAAACCCATACAATGGGACGCTTATCTATAACACGACACCCGATGGCATCCCGACAGGCTTTACGTGCACGGATGTAGCCAGCGGAGCATACTTCTGGCAGCAGACATACGGCGACGGAACTGCATTAGTTAATGGCACGGTTGTCCTCGGTCAGTGCGTTGTTCCCGGTACAACCACTTCTGGTTCAGTGGATACTCATGTAGCCACTGGGGACGACAACTGGAACGTCGCAGTCGTTTGCAGCCCGATTTCCGTTACAACGGACTATCAGCACGTTTTTATCATCATGGGTAGCTAATTAGACAGGTGGTTTATGGCTGTTAACAGTACAAAGCAAGAAGCTGCAAGGACGGGGGCTGCGGTCAGCGGAGTCTGGGGTGGCCCCCAGAAGCAGCGGTACTACACCCCGACAGGGGAAGAAGTCTATTCGATCCCGTCATGGCGTGAGTTTGTACGCAAGAATAGTGACGGAAAGATACTGGAACAAGGGACTCGGGACGCTAACCTTGATAAGGGATGGTCACTTTCACTACCTACCGAACTCAAGGTAGCGTGCCCGGGTTGCAGTAAATGGCATGACACCGCAAAAGAGGTGGATGCCTGTGTAGATAAGAAGGCCGAGGTTACTGCCCAGTGGGAACGAAAAGCCCTTGAGCAGCAACCTCAGAGCCAGGACGCAGACACGGAGGGCCGTCTTGATAAGCTCGAAGAGGGGTTGAGTGACATCAAGGCACTCCTCCAACAAGCGTTAGGAGTAAAAGATGGGTAAGTTTTTTAACGAGACTATGAAGAATAAAAACTTTCCATTTAGGAAGGTAAGTCTAGGACCATCATTTGCGGAGGAACGCCGTGGGAACCTTGAAGTTCGACGACAGCCCGAACCGAGTGGGGATCTTTCTCCCATCGGACGGGACGAGAGAGCGCCCGAACAAAGTAATTCTGACACAGGCCGGATCGACGAGGATGGACCGGTCGGAGAAGGATTACCTAGTAAGAGCAGCAGCCCAAAAGCTCGGGCTAAACGACAAAGAAACCGAGCAACTCGCCGAAGAAACTGAGAAGCAGTTCGAGCGCAAGATGAAGACCAGGGAAGCCTCTCTGGAACTAAGGAGGCACCTGTCTGAACGTCTTCGGTATCCGAAACTAAAGAACGGTGGGATCAAGCCACCAAGGAAACGCGTCCTATAGGAGGCATAATGGCAAATAAAAATCCTATGTATGATATGCCGCGGTTTACCAAGGACAGAGACAGACTGGGGCGAACGCCAGAAATGGCAGCACAGGCAGCAGCCGTTATAGCAAAACGAATAGCGGATGAAAATGCAAAGGGAAAGCTTCTATTGCCAGAAGAACAAGCTGCATTTCGAGGAGAAACTCCGGCAGAGAAGTCTGAAAGAGTAGACGCTGAGCGGTTTGGGAGAGAACGAGGATTACCCCGTAAGCGAAAGCCATCTGCGGCAGCACCAGGGCCGGCCCCTGCTCCTAGGCAACGTACTCCCGCCGAAAAACTCGCCGAAAGACAGGCTGCTATATATAAGATGCCAACAAGGTTTTAAGAATCAGGTTATAACTGAATACACTCCTCCAAGTGAGTGTGGAAGGATGGAGTTATGGGTGTACGTTCACGAGCTACCGCAGGTGGGGCGCAATATGCCCTCGCCGTATCCTCCTCAGTAGTTACCCTCACCGTACCCAGTGGTGCATATTGTGCCAGTATCTTTGTCCGTGGGAGTTCAGGAGTCACGTTTACCACTGACGGAGCAACAGATCCAACGGCAACAAAAGGCACTACTGCCGTTGCCAATTCAGAGATTTCATTGAACTCAAAAGACGAGATAACCAAGGCACGATTCATCCGGGCTTCGGGTGATGCCACTATGGACGTTGAATACTTTACCGATGTGAGTAGTTAGGAGGAGTAAGTTATGGCATTAGGTGGAAGAATTACCTCACCCCACGTTGCAACATCAGTAGCAGATGAGTCTGTTGATAGTGACGCTTATGTGGATGGTTCTATTGACCTTGCTCATATGTCGGCTGAGTCAGTTGACTCAGACCAGTATGTAGATGGGTCTATTGATACCGCACACTTGGCTGCTGATGCAGTTGACGGTACGAAGATTGCTGATGACGCGATAGATTCGGAGCATTATACAGATGGAAGCATCGACAATGCCCATATCGCTGATGATGCTATCGACAGTGAACACTATGCTGCTGGCAGCATTGACACGGCCCACATCGCAGATAATCAGGTCACTGCTGCTAAGATTTTTGACCTTGCGAGGGGCAGTCTCCTTATTGGTAACGGTAGTGCTGCTACCGCAGAATTAACGGTAGGCTCGGATAACTATATCCTCACCGTAGATGGAAGCGGCGATATAGGATGGGAAGCAGCAGCGAGTGGCGGTATATCCACTACGTTAGCCGATGGGAACATATTGGTAGGCAACGGCTCAAACGTAGCGACAAGTGTAAACCCTTCTGGTGATGTAGATATAGCTACCGATGGCACGTTCAGTATTGCTTCAGGAGCGGTTGTTAACGCAGACGTTGGTGGTTCTGCCGCAATCGACTATTCAAAGCTGGCTGCTTTGTCCAGTGGGAATATCCTAGTTGGCAATGGTTCGAACGTAGCAGTAAGCGTGAATCCATCAGGCGACGTAGACGTAACCAACGCAGGGGTATTTAGTATTGCCTCTGGTGTAGTAGTTGACGCAGACGTAAACGCCTCTGCTGCTATAGCTTTGTCAAAGACTGCTTTAACCGCTGGCACGAACATCTCACTCTCAACAAACACCCTGAACGTCGA